AGGTATCAGATGGTAGTAGTAGACATTGGCTATCGCAAGTTAGTGATGAGCAAAGAGAAAGCAATGGCGTTGGTCGAGTGCCTTGAGGGTGCCGACGTATACGAAGAGAAGTGGTGGAGTGATGACAAGCGCAAAGAGAAAGGGATGGATAGCACTTACACCTACCACGTGTATCCGAATGAAGCTCACTTCAGTATGCGTATTGTGAGCGACACACATTATCAAATGGCTAAGTTAGCCGGAAAACCAAACAAGGAACAATCATGAGTATCAGTGCATCAGCAGTATTAGTAGAGTTGAACATCAGCGTATGGCCTGCCGCAAAGATCGATCGTGAAATCACGAGCCAAGTCAATGCAAGCGCATCAGCACACAAAGATGCGTCACAGACCAAGAAGAATCTGTTTGCGGGTACAAGCCTACGAGCAGACATTGAGAAGTTTGCCGCAAGAGTGCGACTTTACAACAACCAACACACATTGCCGTGGGCTGACAAGGGTGAGCGCATGTTGCCGACCAAGTTGTTCATGGACTACAAGCAGACCATGAATGGGTACGAGCGTACGTTCAACATGTTGTGCGATAACTTCTTTGACGAGTACGAGCGACTGGTTGAGGAAGCCAAGGTCAACTTGGGTTCTATGTACAAAGCAGAGGACTACCCCGACCTAACAGAAGTTAGGAAGAAGTTCAGCTTTAGACGTAGCGTGAAGCCTTTGCCCGAGGCTGGCGACTTTCGCTTAGACATTCCAGCGCATGACTTAGAGGAGATGAGATCTGCATACGAGGTGCAGTATTCGGAGAAGCTGGCCGATGCAATGCGCACACCATGGGAGAGGCTACATGAAGTTCTCTTGGGTATGTCCAAGAAGTTGGAAGGCTCAGGCGATGAGAAGAAGCGTTATCACGACTCATTGATTAGCAACCCATTGGAGTTGTGTGAGTTGTTGACGAAGCTGAACGTGACTAACGACCCCAAGTTGGAGGATGCACGTAGGCAAGTAGAGCTAGCCATGCTTGGTGCTGACATTGAAGAGGTCAAGGATAGCCCGTTGGTTCGTGAGAATCTGAAGTCTAAGGTCGATGCGATCTTAGGTAAGTTCGAGTGGTAATAACATTTGTTAGGAGTAATGAACATGAGTATGAATACATTGAGTTTGAGCAACATAGTTGTTGGTGAAGACTTGCAGAAGTCTATGGACAAGGAGGGGTTGAAGTTGTCGGGTGTGTATGCGATGCTTGACCCTGTGGTTAGCCGACTGGCTTCGTTGAATCCATTGTGGACTTTCGTCATCAACAACAGTGGTCATAGTACGGGCAGTAACCGAGTGGCGACGGGCTTTATGGTCAAGCTAGATGGAGAGGAGTTGGGGTCTATTGGCTTGTCGTACATGGGTCAACGCGGGAAGGTTATTGCTATCTGCAACGATCGTATTGGTAAGGGCAGACAACGATCGGACTCGTATCGTACTGTGGATGCAGACAAAGCCGTACTCATGGCGAAGAAGATGTTCGGTAAGATGAATCCATCCGAGCGTATACAGAAAGCTAAGGATGCGGCAGAACGTATAGTGTCTCGAGCGAGCTGGAACAAAGAGCGTGAGCGTACCCAACACCAAGCCAATGTCAAGAATGAGATGTTGGCGTGGGCTGAGACTAAGGGGCATGCTATGTTTTTGGAATACCTAAAAGCAGAAGCGATACCCTCGCTAAGACACAAAGTTACTACCTCTATGGAGAAGGTAGAGTTACTCGATACCGAGATGAAAACTATTGAGCGAGTGCAAGAGGAGTTTACTAAGAATAAGACTGCGCTAGTAGTCAAAGACTTGGGTAAATACCTAGTCAAAATAGGTGACAACGTAGAGCTATACGATGATAATACGCTCCCCGTGGATATGCGTATGAAGATGGGTATGCTTAAACTTGTAGAAGATGAGCAGTATCTCACCGATGTAGGTTGCAAGGTAACGAGTGAGATATTTGTATTGTTGGTTGATGAGCTAACAAATGTTAGCGAAGGAGTATGAGATGGAACAGTTGAAATATAGCTCAAAGGCTATCCCCCTGCGGGGGTGTAACGACCCTAAGTTTAAGTGGGTAGGAGCCGCCGCTACTGATATACGTAGAACATTCCGTAAGGCACGCTTGCTTATCCGTATCACCAAGGGAGCAGCGTATGAAAGCCGTACTTGAGTTCACGTATCCACAAGACGAGATCAGGCTCAAGCATGCCCTAAAAGGTGAAGAGTATTATTTAGCATTGGTTGAGATAGATCGGGTAATGGGTATGGGCGATCACCCCGAACAACTGCTAGATAGGATATGCGACATAGCCATGAAAGCGATGAAAGAATGAATGGGTTTGTAAACAGGCAACTTGAACTTGGAAGCAAGCAACCCGTACACAAGTACAAGCTATGCAACAAGTGCGAAGAGCTAAAGCCCCCCGAGGGGGGAATCGAATTGTCCCCAAGCAGATGGTCATGTGCTAGATGTTGGGCTAACAGAGTAATAGCAAGGAGTTTATTAAATGCCAAGACCTAAACCGCCTGAGAAACTATTAGGTAGACAGGTACGAATGTCAGACAGGCATTGGTTAATACTAAACCAGCTCGGTGGTGCGCAATGGCTACGTGAATTATTGGATAAGAAAGCACCAATGCCCAAGAAATATTACGAGGGAATACTAAATGACAACAGGAATTGAAGAGTTAAAGTTAGAGAAGAAACGCAGGGGGCGGGGGGTTGGTAAGAAACCCTCGCTGTTCTGCACGAGCTTGCGTCTACCAAAGGATGTGATGGATTACTTCAACACAAACTATGCGTATACAAAGCAAGCCAAAATGAGAGAAGTTCTTACCGAGTACGTTAACAACCAAACAGGAAATAAATCATGATCGAATTAGCAACAATACCAAAGTCAACCAAGTCAGCACAAATCCGTAACTACGTTGCGGCTAACCCTAAAGCTAAGTCAGTAGACGTAGCCAAAGCGATAGGCGTAACCCCTGCGTATGTATCCACAGTATTGTGGAACGCAAAGAAGAAAGCCAAGGTAGTGAAGAAGGCGAAGAAAGTTAAGCCTAAGTGGGAACAGTTGGGTTTGTTTAGCTCAGACAAATCCCTAGGGCAACTTGCGTATGAAGCGGGTTTAGGAATGGCAAAGTCACGCATGGAAGGCAATCGCCAGATCGAAATGTTTGAGCCAAAAGCCGACCCGGTCAACAACCCTACTCATTACACAGTAGGTGGAATCGAGACGATCGACTTCATTGAAGCGAAGAAGCTCGGCTACAACCTTGGTAACGTGGTGAAGTACATAACACGTGCCGACCACAAGAGCAACAAGTTGCAAGACCTACGCAAAGCGCAATGGTATCTTGAGCGTGAAATCTTTAATGTTGAGAACAACAAAAAGACAGCTTGACCTAACATTTGTTAGAACTTAGGGAAAGTACTAGCCACCTTCGGGTGGCTTTTTTACGTCTGTACTATTGACTTTGTCAATCGCTGTGTTATTATATGCGCTTGAAAACATTTTGGAGTATCAGATGAGCGAACGTATCGACAATGCACTTGCCCTCGCTGACAAGTGTTGGTCAAAAGCAAACAGAACAAACCCCGAGTTTGTTGAGCGCTACCTAGAGTTAGCAGAAGAACTGCTAGCGTCAAAGCCCGTTGTTCTTGGTGACGAATTCCGAGAGTACTGCGGCAAGAAACTTTTATTCCGACCCAAAGAACTGCACCCTAACGTATGGGTATCAGGCGTACGCACTCTGAGTACGCTCGGATGGATTGCCCACAATGGTTACACGACACCGACCAAGTCGCACAACCACATGCCCTCGGTCTCAGTATGGAAGAGCATGATCTATGGCGACGACACCTGAAGCCAAGGTCAAGGCAAAGATCAAGGCTATCCTCAAAGCCCACAACATCTACTACGCTATGCCTATTGGTACTGGCTACGGCAATAGCGGTGTGCCTGACTTCTTGTGTTGCGTGAACGGCAAGTTCCTAGCGATCGAAGCCAAGGCTGGCAAGGGTACGACTACTGCACTGCAAGAGAAGAACCTTAAGGCTATCCGAGAATCCGGTGGGGAGACTGCGGTCATCTACGAAACAAACGTAGAGGACTTTAAGGTATGGGTGGAAAAACAATGCCAATAAGCCGTGCTGACCTAGTCAAAGAGTTATTGCCCGCGCTAGAAAAACTATTTGGTGACGAGTATCAGCGACTACACCAAGATGGTATCGAGTACCACGTGCGTTCACGTTATGGTAAGTACAGTATCTACAAGTGGGTCTATTTTAACGACAAGCGAACAAGCTCAACCCTAGCCAAAGGCTTGGACAAAGAGACAGCCACAGGCATGATGAAACTATTGAAAGACCCTGCATGAACATATTAACAATCGACTTCGAGACATATTATTCTCGTGAGTTCTCCCTAACAAAAGTTACCACGGAGGAATACGTTCGTAGCCCACAGTTTGAGGCTATTGGCGTATCGGTACAGGTAGACGATGGTGAGCCCGTGTGGTTCAGTGGCGATGGTGAAGCCATGCACCAGTTCCTCAGTCAATACGATTGGGCTAACAGTTTGGCGTTAGCGCACAACGCTCCGTTCGATGGTGCAATTTTGAAGTGGGTCTACGGACTCAGCCCCAAAGGTTGGCTTGATACTTTGTCCATGGGCAGAGCCTTACATGGTACAGAGGTAGGTGGAAGCTTGAAGGTGCTGGCACAACATTACGATCTCGGTGCAAAAGGTACAGAGGTTGAAAATGCGCTAGGTCTGCGGCGTCAGGACTTCAGCCCCGAACAGTTGGCACGATATGGTGAGTATTGCAAAAATGATGTAGCCCTTACGTATGCTTTGTTTAACGCAATGGCAGATGGATTCCCGCCGACTGAGTTGCGACTGATTGATCTGACTGTGCGCATGTTTACCGAACCCACACTGCAGTTAAGCAGAGTCATGCTCAAAGGGCACTTGCTTACAGAGAAGCAACGTAAAAAAGAGTTACTCGAGAACTTCGACAAAGACGACTTGATGAGCAACAATAAGTTTGCGGAGATATTGATTGCGTATGGCGTTACGCCCCCAATGAAGGTCAGCCCCGCAACAGGCAAGCAAACCTTTGCGTTCTCTAAAACAGACGAAGCGTTCAAAGAGTTGCTCGAACACTCAAACCCACAAGTTCAAGCTTTAGTGGCAGCGAGATTGGGCACTAAGTCTACGATAGAAGAAACAAGGACTGAGCGATTCATTGGTATTGCCGAGCGTGGTGCATTGCCCGTACCCCTACGCTACTATGCCGCACACACTGGACGTTGGGGCGGGGACGACAAATTAAATTTGCAGAACCTACCAAGAAACTCACCCCTGAAGCATTGCATCATTGCCCCGGAAGGCTATCTGATGATTGATTCAGATTCATCACAAATTGAAGCCCGTACGCTAGCATGGCTTGCGGAACAGAACGACTTAGTGGACGCATTTGATCGGGGCGAAGATGTATACAAAATCATGGCATCTGCTATCTATGGCAAGGACGTCTCGGAGATTACGAAGGACGAGCGATTCGTTGGTAAGACGACAATTCTCGGATGCGGATACGGGATGGGTGCGGCGAAATTCCAAGCTCAACTCAAGAACTTTAATGTGGCGATTGAACTGGATGAAGCGAAACGCATTATCGACACGTACCGCGCCACGTATCCGAAGATTACTGAGCTCTGGAAGTCTGCGGCGTCAGCCCTCAAAGCAGTACTACAGAATCAGCAGACTACGCTAGGCCGAGATGGTGTCTTAAAGATTGAAGGTAGCAAGGGTATCCTACTGCCCAATACTTTGTACCTACGCTACCCCAACCTACGCATACTTCAGAACGACGAAGGTAAGTCTGAGCTGATGTACGACACCAAGAAGGGCAAGGCAGTTATACCGACCCGAATCTATGGCGGTAAGGTTATTGAGAACGTGTGCCAAGCACTAGCTCGGATTGTGATCGGTGAGCAGATGCTCATGGTTGCTAAGAAGTACCGAGTTGTGATGACTGTGCATGATGCCATCGCTTGCATTGCGCCGGAAGATGAGATCGAACGGGCTAAAGAGTACGTTGAGATGTGTATGCGCTCACGCCCGGATTGGGGTATGGACTTGCCGCTTAACTGCGAGGCAGGGCACGGCTTAAGTTATGGTGAATGTTAATAAGATGTGGCCCTTCCCACCATTCCCAAACCCCAAGGACAAGGGCAACCGAGTCCCTAAATTTAACCCTGACAACCACGAGGATGCACCAAGATGACACAAGATGAAATCATTGCGATGCTGAGAGCATCGTGCGACAAAGACAAAGTAGACCCTGAGCAAAATGGCTTTTGGGTAATCCATACTCCAGAACTTGAAGCCTTTGCCAAACTCGTAGCACAGCACACGTTAGAAGAAGTAGCCCGAGAGTTTGAAAAGATGAAAGCCTTTGAAAAGGACACAATGGCAAGCTTTGCCGCATTTGTGCGGGGGGTGAAGCGATGAGAGGAAGACCACACATTACAGATTTGGCTGAATACTATTATTTAAGATATCTTCAATGCTTGGCATTTGACGAAGCAAGAGAATGTTTTGACAGATTGCAACACCCCTATCAAGGAATGACGGCTTTGCTTGAGTGGGCTTCATGCAAATATGAAGCAGACGAAATGATGGAAAACCTAAACAAACACTGGCCTAGATTGCATGGTCAGATGAATGGAAAAGTTGGTGCGACATGATTAAGTACGACGGATATGACGAAG